TAGGTCTGACATTATCATTTTTAGTGATACAGGCATTAACAGAATGTTCTATTCTGGCTCACCTTTTGTTTATGGTATTGCCGATGCAGGTACAAACTGTAAAGCAGTAGGCAGAAGAGTGATTGTACCTACAGGTAACTTCCTTGCATGGATGGGTGAAAATGCTTTCTATATCTATGATGGTACAGTTAGAGAAATACCTTGCGATGTGCATGATTATGTTTTTGATAATCTTAATGTGCCAGGCAAAGGTGCTTGTTGGGGTGGACATAACTCTAACTTCAATGAGATATGGTGGGGATTTCCAAGCGGTGATACTCAATACACACCGAATAAATATGTGATTTGGAACTATGCACAAAATGTATGGTCAATTGGTGAACTTGATAGAGGATGTTGGATCGACCAAGGCGTGTTTAATTATCCTATCTCTGCTGATTCAAGCGGATTTGTTTACGAACACGAATCAACTTTACTTGGTAATTCACCTGATCTTAATGGTAGATCACCTTTTTGTACTTCAGGGCCAATACAAATTGGTCAAGGCGATAGATTAGTACAATGCAATCAAATCCTTCCAGACGAAGAAGCTAACACCTTACCTGGTGTAACCCTTAGTTTCAAAGGTCGATTTAATCCACTTGGCGCAGAACAAGATTTTGGATCATTTACCTTTGAAAATGATGGCTATACCGATGCTCGCTTTACCGCAAGACAAGTAGAAATGACAGTTACAGGAAGCACAACTCAAGACTTCCAAGTCGGTGATATACGCTTAGATGTAAAAAATAGAGGCAGAAGATAATGGATTTATCCTCACAACGACAGTACATACAAAGAGCCACAAATGCAACAGTTGATTTAACAACAACAAATCCAACTTTAATATATACAGCACCTAGCGGTGGTGATTTTGACTTTGCGATAGTAGAGTCAATTCTTGTAACCGAAGATGGCGGTCAACAAACAGATTTTACTTTAACCATGACAAATGAAGGCTCTGTAGTGCATACGCTTTGGTCGCAATACAATATAAGCGCACATAATACAGTTGAATTATTAACAAGAAGTTTAATATTAACAGCAGGAGAAATTATAAATTGCACAGCTTCTCATGCAAACAAATTAAGTGTAATTATGAGCATCGTTGAATATGGAAAAGGCGACTAATATTGTTGAGTTTCCCAAGAAAGATGCTTGGGAGATTGAATGGAATCGCTGTAAACATTGGATTGCGAAGGCTATCAAACATCAAGATTCCTATACATTAGACGATATTGAAGATAAAATAAGGCATGGATTATTCCATTTGTGGCCCGCAGAGAAATCTGCAATGGTTACAGAATTTGTAGTATTCCCACAGAATACAGCACTAAATTTGTTATTTTGTGGTGGAGATTACAAAGAATTAGAAGAAATGTTGCCATCTATAGAGGCATTTGCAAAAGCCGCAGGATGTAAAAGATTATATGGCGGTGGTCGAAAAGGATGGTTAAGAAAACTAAAACATTTAGGCTTTGAGCCAGAATATATGATAAGAAAAGACTTATGAGTAAAGGCAAAACTACAACAACAGCAGAGATTCCAGCATACATACAACAACAGCAACAAGAAGTTTTTGAGGCTGCTAGAGGTTTAGCTGGTCAACCTTTCGTGCCATATACAGGCCCAAGGGTTGCAGGATTCTCTCCAGATCAATTAAGACAATTTGAGGCAACTCGTCAATTAACAGAGGAGGCTTTGGGTTATCAACCTTTGGCTGGTATTGCTGAACTTGCAGAAGCTCCAACACCAAGTCTTTTGGGTGCTGACATTGCAGCCTATCAATCACCATTTCAAAGACAAGTTACTGATATTGCTTTAGGCGATATTCGTAGAGAAGCAGAGTTAGCAAGACAAGCTGCTCAAGAAAGAGCTATAGGCGCAGGTGCTTTTGGTGGTTCACGATCAGCTATTTTAGAAGCTGAAGCAACAAGACCTTATGCAGAGCAAATAGCTAGAACTTCTGCTGCTTTAGGACAAGCAGGATTTGAGCAAGCACAAAGAGCAGCCGAAGCTGATATTGCTAGACAGATGAGAGGTAGAGAATTTCAAGCTGGTTTATTAGGCGGTATTCAACAACAACAACTAGGCAGACTTGGTGCTTTAGGTCAAATTGGCGAACAACAAAGATTGCTACAACAACAAGCACTTCAAGTTCCTTGTCAAGAGTTCCAAAGAGCATTGGCTTATGGCCCTCAACAGTTTGGTTTATTACAAGCTGGTCAACCTGGTCAAATGCCTATATCAAAAACACAAACAGCAAGAGCAGGATTGGGCGATATCTTAGGAACAGGATTACAGTTTTACGGATTATTTGGAAATCCTTTCTCTGGATTATTAGGTGGCGGATCTTCAAGCGGTAATCTTGGAGCAATATTTTAGGAATATTTATGTCAAGAGGAACTTTACCAACAACACCCATGCCAGCAACCACAGATAGCAATGAAAGATTGCGAATGATGGCTTTTGCGCTTGGTGGTGCATTAAGGGGTGATCCCAATTTTGCACAACAAACACTTGCTTTAAAACAACAGCAGGATCAAAGAAAATTAGAGTTACAAATAGATCAAGCAATAGATAAGAGCAATTTGCCCGAAGCTCAAAAAGCTCTTTTAAAATCATTGCCACCAAAAGATGCTTATAATGCTATTTATTCTGCATCAAAGTCTGATTTAACAGCAGATCAAAAAAATTATAGGCTGGCTGTTCAGCAAGGTTATACAGGAACTTTTATGGATTATTTGCAAGAGAAAAAATCACCTCTTGTAAGCATTGATCAATCACAAAAAGTTTTTGAACAAGAAGCTGCTAAAGCTGGATTTAAAACTCAAGCAAAGGCACAAGAAACAATAGAAAGTTATGCTGATATAGAAAATAGATTAGATGTGCTACAAAAACAATTAGAAGGAACAGATCCAGTACAAACTGGGGTTATAGAAGAAATTAAAATACCTTTTAAAAGATTAGCTGCTGGTTTAAATATTTTGCCACAAGAACAGCTAGACAGATTAAGCCAACAGGAACTTTTTATTGCAACAACTGGTTACATAATACCAAGAATGAGAGTGGCTGGATCTGGCTCAACGTCTGATAGAGAAATTGAATTGTTTAAGTCTGCTGTCCCAAATTTAGGAAATACAGTAGAAGGCAATAAAGTTTTGGTTGGCGGGTTGCAATCTATAGCAAAATATAACAAAAAAAGACTTTTCTTAATGGATGAATATTTAAAAGAAAATAAAAGTTTGCTTGGTTTTGGAGAATATGCCGATCAAGAAATTGGCCCGTTGTTCAAGACATACGACTCAGATGAAGACTATGATGAAAAGGTTAAAAAAGGCGAATTGAAAATTGGTGATTTTGTTTATGATGGTGTTTACGAACAATTTAGAGTTTTAGAAAAAGAAGATATAGAAGGAGTTCAATAATGCCAGCACCTAAACCAAAAGATTACGGGAAAAAAGCTCCAGCAGATATTGGATTGGGTTTAGCAAGATCAGTTGGACAAGGTCTTTTATTCGGTTTTGGTGATGAGGTTGAGGCTTTTGCTAGGTCTTTAGTAAAAGGCGCTGATTATGAAGACACTCTTGGGATTGTAAGAGAAGAAATTGAACAATTTAGAAAAGAAGCACCTGTAGCAGCGTATGGTGCAGAAATAGCCTCATCCATACCATCTTTTCTTCTTGGAGGAGCAGGATTAGCAAGGGTTGGTTTGACTGGCGCTGGAAAAGTTGGCGCTATACAAAGTGGGCTTTATGGCGCTGGTGTTGGTGAGGATGCTGAAGAAAGAGCAAAATTAGCAGGATTATCTGCCTTAACTGGAGGAGCGATATCTGCGGCAGCAGGAAAAATTTTACCTAAAAAGTCAGAGACAGCTAAAAAATTACAAAAAAAAGGAATACCCTTAACACCAGGTCAGTCTTTGAGAGATTCTGGAACTATTGGATCTTCTTTGATTAGTGCATTAGAGGACTTAACAACCTCATATCCTGGCGCTGGCGCACCAATACAAGCAAAAAGATTAGAAACATTATTGCAAACCAATAGAGTTATTTTAGATGAAGCAGTAAAACCTCTTAAAATAAAAATTCCTAAAAATTTAAGCATGAAAGAATCATACGAATATGTAGATGATGTGATTTCAAAGGAATATGAAAATGTTATAAGTAGGCTGTCCATTAAGGGGACAAATAATTTGCAACAGAAAATATTTAACAATATTGAAAATAGCATACTAGATGATTTAGAGCAGGCAAGAGTTTTAAGAATTTTAGATAAAAAAATGTTAAATAAAATTAAAGACGATCAAATATCTGGAAGGGATCTTAAAAATATACAAACAGAACTTAGAAGGCTTGGAGACAGTTTTTCAAAAAAAGGTGGAGCAGAAGGAGAAATAGGTCAAGTAATAAAAGAAACAAAAAAAATACTTGAGGATGAAATAGATTTACAAAACATTGACTCACAGGCACTAAAGAATGTTAATAAAGCCTATGCAAATTTAATTCCAATAAATGATGCTATGCAACAAGCAATTATCCAAGAAGGAGTTTTTACTCCAGCACAGCTTATAAGAGCAATTAAAAAGACAGATCCAACTAAAAGAAAGGCTGCATTACTAAGAGGTGATAAGCCCTTGCTTGAAACAGCAACGCAAGCACAACAAGTTTTAGGATCACAATTTCCTGACTCTGGAACAGCATCAAGGTTATTAGCACAAGACGTTATCGTAAACCCCTTGAAATTAGGTAAATTAGCACCTCCAGCAATAGCCTCAGAATTATTGATGTCAAGGCCTTTTGGAATGTCGCCTGTTACTGGGTTATTAACCTCGGTAAGCCCTTTAACTAGAGGCGCAACGCCAGCAAGCACAGCAATTCTATTGCAACAAGCGCAGGAAGAAGAAAAATAGAATAAACCATGCCAAGAGCGACCGAAAGAGTTGGTCGATCAGGTGAGTACCTCACAGCAGCACTCCTCTCTCAAATTTCTGATACAGTTCTCATTGTTCCGCATGGCTCAGAAGCGGATATAGTCTTTGAACATGAAAATAAACTCTACAAAGTCCAAGTTAAAACCTCATCTAAAATAAACAAAGGCAGAGTTAATTGGCGATTTGATATGCGTAGAGGATCGCATAGCAGAGATAGACAATATCAACACCAAGCCATTGATATCTTTGCTTTGGTTTGTCTTAAATATAGAAACGCAGTTTTTATCAAGCCTATGGAGCAAAAACAAATAACCATAGCAGACGAACACATGAAGAATAATGATGCTGTAAACAACATTCTTGATATATTGTCTAATATACACTAAACTTCATAATTATACATTGGGAGATGTTATGAAAACTTTAGACGATTTATTTGCTATCTATTGCAAAGACTTATCTAGGAGAGGAACTAAAACAATAGATAAGATTAAACAAACCTACAACAATAATATCCAACCTACACTTGGTCATAAGGATATAACCACTATCATTCGCGGTGATATCGCAACATTACATTTTGATATAAGCGATCGCGCACCCTATGTTGCTAATAAATGCCTAGGCATTTTAAAAGCTATGTATAACCTAGCAATCACTTTGTCTTTGGTTGACACCAACCCCGCATCGCACATTCACAAAAACAGAGAGAACAAACGCAAACGCTACCTCACAAATGATGAGCTAGTAAAACTGTTTGCAGTCTTAGATAAATACGAGAGCAAAGATCAGTACAAGAAGTCAGTCGCATTTATCAAGCTGCTACTCTTAACAGGTGCGCGGAAGGGGGAGATAGCAAAAGCTAAATGGTCTGATTTAGTAGGTAATTCATTGGTTATTAAAGATCACAAAACCGATAAGCTGGGCGATGATAGGATCATTCATCTACCGCCTTTGGCTATGGATGTGGTGAATAAGCTAGATAAAAGCGGTGAATATATCGTTGGTATTAAGACACCGAGAAGGGCATGGGAAACATTTAAGCGCGAGGCGGGGTGCGCGGATGTAAGACTCCATGATATTAGACACAGCTTTGCCTCCTGGTCATTACAAAAGATGAATCTATCAGAGGTTGGTCAGCTTCTTGGTCATAAAGATATTGCAACCACCCAGAGGTATGCTCACATTCACCAAGACCAAGCGATAGCCAACGCGCAGAAAGTCGGTCAGCACATAGAAAGTATTATAGAAAGTAATCTATAAATTATTTATGTCAATGCAAACGCGATTCTCATTTGGTGTATGAATACCTAACTTAATTAGGTATTCAGCTACACGTTGAGGATCTTTTTCGTTTGCACGACAAAACATTACAAAATCTCTCATTAAAT